TCAGAATTATTAAATAAATACAATTCTATTGGATTGCCATCTTGTGGACTTTGTTCAAGATTAAGGTAATTATCTAATTCAATCTCACCAATTAGTGAACTAGAAACAGAAAAAATTGATTCTAAATAAATAACTGCCATTAAGGTACTCTCATAAATCTGGTTTTACATTCATTTCTACCGGCAAAATCCCATTTCAATTCTACTTTATCAGAAGCCAAACGGCATTTATCAACGAATCCTATCTTACAATCACCGGGAGTTAAAATTGTGGATAAATTTAATGGTTTATCCAAAGTTATTCTTTCATAATTAGTCTCATTAATTTTAGATATATCGATTATTTTTCTTACTATTAAAGTACCATCGGTGAAATAAAATCCAATATAAGTTCTTAAATCATTTAAACCCATATTATCAGTCAAGCCTATTTCTTCAATATCTACATATATATCATCAGCATCAATATTAGAAATTTGAACAACATCATTTCTAAAAGTAGGTATTAACACGGTCTTTTGTTGACCATTTAAAGAATGCAAAAATTTTCTAAAATTCCAACATTCTTGTTTAGTTTCATTAATAAAAATATGATCTTGGGACAAGAAATTAAAATCGCTATAACTCTTAACATCAAAAATTCCAGTCTCATAATCTACCACTATAATATCAGCATCACTAGTTTCATCATGACTATTTTCCATAAATGAAGGTATATTTAAAACAGCGAACCCATCATAATTTATTTCTGGAGTATAATCATCAAAATTTATATTGTCATAAACTTCAAAAATTAATTCTATTAAAGATAATTCTGAATTGTATCTTTTTTTGTTGATAGAAGATGTTAAATATGCCGTCCTTACAGGGGCTATGATTTTAGAGCCAGTAAAATTATTTAATACAGTATAATTTGCATTTAAATTTAATCTACTATCTGTTTTAGAATCTACAGTTATTACTTCAAAATAATCCGGCGATTGCCAGATTATAGCTTTGCTATTATTTCTAAAATCAGCAAAAGTTGTGTCAACATCAACGTAAATATCATGATGATTTATATCTGTTGTATGTATAACGTATTCAGTCCATATTGGTAACAACCAAGTTAATTTTTGCCAACCATGTATTAAAGCATCAAATTTTGTATTTATTTTGTTAGTTTCAAATAAAATATTCAGCTTAAAATGTTGTCTAGGTGATTGCCTTATTTTAATCCTTTGTTCTGTACCATCACGAGCTTTTAAAATACTAGTCTTCCATTCCATTGTTTCTAGAATTTTATTTTGTGGCCTATAATATAAAGTAGCAGCTTCGAAATCTGGTATTATATCTAAAAATGATGATAAAGTACTATCTTGAATCACATTGGAATACAATTCTTGTTCTCTATTTAAAAATCCTAACAAGCTACTATTAGGCAAAATATTTGAACCTAATTTTACAGCATTTAAAATACAAAAATCTACTGGTATAATTGCAACTTCATTAGAATAACCATTTAAAGCCCAAATTACAGTACCATAACCGCTTACTGAGCTAGATGATAGACAATCATTTCTGCCATCAAAATAAGGTACTAACCATCCTGATAAACTACTAGAAGAGGCAGCACTACTAAATAAATCAATAGAAATTAAAATAGAACCTATAAAATTAGAAGCAGCTATTATCTCAGAATTTATATCAATTAATTTATTAATATAACCGGATGAATTAGATAAACTATTTAAAGAACCTAATATATTAAATTTTATGCCAATATTACCATTTATATTTGTTTCATAAGATAATGTGCCTAATATTATAATTTCATTTATAATTATTTCGCCATTTATTGACGAATTAATATTTATACCACCTTCAAACAAATTATTGACACTTAAACTTCCAGATAAATTTGAAGTAATATTTGACGAAGATTCAAATAAGGGGTCTTCAGAATAAACTTTAAAAGTACCATCATCATTAAGGCCATTCCAAGAGCCCCTATTATTTAATGACCAAACTTGAGTTCCCCCAGCGTAATTAGCATCATTAGAATCAGATTTCCAGTTGTAATAATCTGAACCGCTTGCATAGCCTCCACTCACAACAATAAAATATTGAGAGCCATTAGATAATTTAGCTCCAAAACTAAAAACACATTCAACCCATTCACCAGAACTATTAGTAGTGATACTAGATATATCTACTTCAATTGAAGCCAAAGGGCTATTATCAGGATAACCTCCAGAAACACCTTCTATTGTTACTGTTATATTAGAAGGAGTTCCTATGCGATATAATAATAATTCTACTTTTATAGCTTCATAACTAGAACTGGCTGTAAAAGACTGTGCAATAACTGTATCATTACTAATAGGTAATATTATTTGATCATTGTCAGTATAAGAATCTTGCAAATTATAAGCCATATTAACCTATTCTATCCGAAAAAAATGGACAAATAACATTGTATTGATGATCATCTTTTATTCTGCCAACATTTCTAACTCTGGGGACTTCAAAAATAATATTATTTAAATTAATATTCCTAAAAGCATTAGCCACTATGTCAGCAGTGCTCAAGATTTCGCTAATACCTAAACCTATTGGGTTTTTTATTTTTATATTTAAATTGCCAATATTTCTAAAACGATTAGCACCAATACTACTCTTATTACAGCTACCATAATCTATACTACAAAAACACCACAATTCATTTGAAGGAGTATCCCTGCAATCATCATCATATCTTACAATTAAATTATTAGAATCAGCAATAGATTGAAAATAAGTAGTAATTTGATTAGTTAAACGTTCATAGAATCCTATGTAATATTCTAAAAGTTGTAACGAATTTATATTAGACTTGCTATTAATTACACTTTGTAAAGTAGTTTCTACTTTGCATGCACCAATAGCATTGCCAAAAGGCTCAGTGACACCACTTACTGACCCATCTAATATTATAGTATTTAGCCTATCAGCAAATAAATTAGATTCAGAATCAATTTCACCTATTAAATTTATTATAAGACTGAAATTAGAATATAAATTGGAAGTATCTAAAATACTAGATTCTAAACTAGTCAATACTTCTAATGAAGCATATGCATTTCCTAGAGGCTGCGTTATGCCTAATATCTCAGATTCTAATATTATGGTATTTAGACGATCCGCTGAAAGATAACTTACTCCCAAGCTCAAGCCATTTAAACTTACTATATTTGTCAATAATCCAGATAATATAGAAAATGAAGTCGAATGCCCTATCAGTTCTTTGCATTGATGCAAAGAACTAATCACGCTAGAATAACAAAATACTTGCGAGTTTATTGACTTTTCTACAGTTAGATTTCCTGATATATTAGAATTTGATGAAATACTTCCTCTATAATCATAAGTAAAACTTAAATCACTATAAATATTTGAGTAACTATTAATACTATCTTGCAAGGATTTAATTACTTGTAAATCAGCGTTCAAACTAGAATTAACTTCACAAGTCCCAGATAATCCAAGTAAGAATGTTAATAGTCCATATAGCAATGACCCCATGTATTCATTAAAATTAACTTCATGGATATAAACTGATCTATATTCTCCATCACTATTATATCTTCTGATACGAACTCTTGAAACTTTGTAAATACCATTAAGATTGTGAGTTTTCCAAACCCCAGTCAAAGATCCTTTACCTTGATAAAGATTATGCCAAGAATTATTATAATAGACATCTAAATCATATAAATCATTAGGAAGCCATAAATCTTCATAGTATCTTATCTTGTTGCACCATATTGAAGAATGCAATAATTGCAAAAATCCAGACCAACTACGAGGGAATATATATGAATGTCCTGCAAAAGTGTTCACATTACCATCATATGCCCTACTTTCATCTACCCAATTGGCATTGTCAATAAAACTAGTTGGAGATAACCAATTATCATGACTAGAGTCATTAAAAATAGCTCCCTGTAAATAAATAGGTTCTCTGATTTCACCTACTGTAATAGAAACGCTTACACAATTGCCAAATAAATTAATATAAACTTCCAATAGGGCGATCAAATTAGTACTACACAGCGAATTACCTGCTAAATTATTGTATCTTATAACTGTTAATTCACCAATTATACCAGAACTAGATAATACATTACCAACTAAATTTACTGGCATTTCAACAACACCTGATAAACTAGATGAAGAAGCAGTATAACCTATTAATGTAATTGCTGAATTTAAATTACCTGATAAACTGGATAAAGAAGCAATAGAGCCTATTAATGTAATTGCTGAATTTAAATTGCCTGATAAACTGGATAAAGAAGCAATAGAACCTGCTAATTTAATTGCTGAATTTAAATTACCTGATAAATTAGAAGCTGAACTAATAGAACCTATCAGCGGAACTTCATTTGTAAAAGAACCGGATAAACTAGAAGCTGAACTAATAGAACCTGTAAATTGAATTACTGAATTTAAATTACCTGATAAACTAGATGAAGAAGCAATATAACCTATTAATGTAATTGCTGAATTTAAATTACCTGATAAACTAGAAGCTGAACTTATAGCACCAAGTAACTTAGTTGCTGCATTTAAATTACCTAATAAACTAGAAGCTGAACTAATAGAGCCTATTAATGTAATTGCAGAATTTAAATTACCTGATAAACTAGAAGCTGAACTAATAGAACCTATTAAATTTGAAACTTCAAAATCAATAGATCCTATAAAATTAGATGAAGAAGAGATGGGACTAAATATATACGGATAATGTTGTGCTTCAACAGTGCCAACAGCAGTTAAATCATTAGAACCAACTTTATCTCTTATGCTCCACAATAAATCCCAATAAGAAACTAATCCTGTGGGATAATCACTAGGTAGATAATCCTCACTAACAAGATTAGACACTATAGCTTCAAAGCTATCTGCTTTATCTGAAGCAGTAGCTCCCGGCCAAGAAGATAAGTCCCAAATTGCCACTTCTGATATATTTCCAGATGTGGCTTGATCAAGCTGTTCATCATTCCCCCTTATACCAATAGTGAATCTATCAATACCTGAAGGTGAAATAGAAGTAGATTCTGTCCCTTTATCTATAGCATTCCTTATAATTCGTCGGTCGGTATCTGAAGCAATAATGCCAACAAGATGGAACCATTCATTTTCAGTTATATCACCAGAAGTTATTGCCAATTTACTCGTTCCATCATTAGAATTAATAAAACAATAACCAGCAGAAGAATATCCCATTCTATGGCATTGGTTCGTAGCATCTTTATCCCCTAGCCATAAAAAATTATTAATAACACTTTTATCATTAACTCTACACCAACAACTCCATGCAAACGGAGGAGTGGCTTGTATAGCAGAATTTCTATACAAGTATTCAGGAACAGTGTTATTAAACAAACGAGACATAATTTACCTTGCTTATTAGTGCTTAATTACATTATTAATTATTTATATTACTGCTTTTCATTTTAGCTTTTATTTCTTCAAGAGTTACTGGATGTGGTCGTCTTTTCCAATAATTACATCTTGTCATGTGATTGCCACTTTTTCTTTCAAGTTTAAAAACACTACGAAGATGTGCTCTTTGAAATTTTTCTTCATCAGGTCGTCCAGCATCGTGTACTATAACATGATCCGATAATTTTGATGCAATATGAATAGACATATTTCTACCAGCACCGCCTTTTCTTATTTCTTTTGGGCCATCAACAAAGCATAAATCGAATTTAGGAGTCTTTACTCCTTGTTTTGCATCTACTTTGATTAAATCTCTTGGAAAATTAACGCCATCCCAAAGCTTTACAGTTAAATTATTTTGGGGCAATACTTTGCTTTCTATCTTTTCTTTCCATTCATTATCAGTTTCGTAACTTATAACTTCGCATAATTCAGAAAGCAATAAAGAAGATAAACCACAACCGAACTCCAATATTTTTTCAACTCCTAAACCTTTTATAATGGCTTTTATAAAATTCCAATCTTTTTGAGTTATGCTATATTCACCCCAAGGAATGCCAAATTTAGCATTATCACTACAAAAATAGTTTATGCTGTCCCAAGCGTCAAAATCATTTAAGCCAACTGTTTTAAAATGTTCGCAACGTCTATGAACAGTTGTATAAACATGGAATCCAGCTTTTGTAGCTCTTCTACAAAACGCAAAATCAGTACCATAAGTTTGGATACCATCTTCATCAAATTCAGAATGAAATGGCTCTCTTACTTTTTCTAATACTGCTCTTTTTATCAAAATACATCCAGTGCCAACTATAGCAACTTCTAATAAATCAAACATATCATCAAATGAATCTAAATCTACCGCCGAATAGCCAATTCCATCAGAATGGGGTATATATGCAGTCCAAACAATTGTTTGACCAGAAGCTCTTACTAAAGCCGGACAACCAATAACATCAGTATTACCGCCCGCAAAAACCAATTCACACGGATTATGATATGGTACAACATCATCGTCAATCATTAATAAATAATCACAATCTGTTTCTAAAAATCGTTTGACAATTTTATTACGATTACTTGAAATTGGATTGGCCCAAGTCACGCTAGGATTTTCCCATACCAATTCGACTCCCGGAGTTTTTTGCATAGCTGGTATAACTATAGTAGACATTTCTCTTCTTATCGGGCCATTATTTAACAACGCAAAATATACTTTTATTTTTTTATCCGTCATTTTAGTTCTCCTCAAAAACTAAACATCGCCGTCAGAATTATCTCTCAAATTAATTTTTAAGACAAGGTGATATCTAAATCGCCAGTTGCAAATTTTGGGGTGTCTCCAGATGCGACGCTTTTGCTGATAGTCAAAGACCCATAGGCCAAAACATTACCAGCAGTAATAGCATCACAGATAGCAAAATCTAAGATGGTTCCCCAACTTGCAGTCGCTTGAGCAAACAGAATATCATTGGTGTTCTCTGTTGCACCACCAGAAGCAGCATCCCACGTCGCCATTACTTTACGAGCATAAGATGGACTTGTTGGTTCTGTAATAGAACTGCCATCAGCAGTATCTGTCACTGCAACAGTACAAAGAGCAATATATTTATCCGGCTGAGTATAACTCAGCGACTTGCCTTCGCCAGTGCCAAAAATATGGTCCAGCAAGGCATTCTCCAAATAATCAGTGAAACTACCCATAAGCATTCTCCTTTATAAAGGAATAATAAAACATTAAAGTCGTCACGTGACTTACATTACTAAATTAACCTGAAAATTCTTGTGATGATTTATTCCTATTCATAATATTCACAATGGTTCTTTCACCATCGCCAGAATTTAGATATTCAGAAAATTGGCTTTTATCAACTATATTTATTATTTTAATATTAGATTTATTTTCCCCACCATTAGTACTTCTTACACCTAATCTTCCTCTGCTATCTCTACCTAAAGGTAACAACCCTTCATCACCAGCTTCTCCGCCTAATCCTAATCCACCGTTGGACATAGGGAATAAAGTTGGTCTATTTAATACCCCGCCTTTTCCAAATCGCTTCAACATTCTGCCACTAAAAACATCTCCTTGTCCAGCAGCAACAGCAGCACCCCCGCCACCAAATCCTCCAAATAAAGCAGATACCGCCATACCAACAAAACTACCTATCCCTTGAGTTATACCACCGGCAGCACTACTAAGAGCATTCGTAATCATAGACATCACTTCTTTCATTGCTGGTTGAACACCTGCTTTGATTGAATTCATTAGAGGGTCTGTTATAACATCCTTGTACATTTGTTCTAATATACTTTGTCCCAGACTCCTTAAATGATTTTTTAACACATCTTCTATATCCTGCGATTCATCAAATAAAGCTTCAATTGGAGCATGTATCATAGCTCGCATACTATCTTCTATATTTTTTGCAAATTCTTCATTTCTAGCTGCTTCTTTATATGCTTCACCCATAGCTATTAATTCATTCTTATACATTTCTACAGCTTGTTGTGAATTTTCACCAAGAGCAATCTTTGCTTGCTTTTCAAACTCCATAACTTTTATAGCACGTTCACGTTCTTCTGTTGTTAATCCTATTAGTTCTTTTTCTACTTCTATTTCTTTTAATAGGTTATTTATTTCTTTTCTAGCATCTTTTATTTCATCAGTTACAACAAAAGGTTTTATTGCATCTGGCTGTATTACATCAACTTTTACAGTTTTATTTTCTAATTTAGTTAATGTTTCTCCAAGTAATTTAGAAGAGTTGTCTAATTTTTGTATAGCTTCATCAGCTTCAATTAATGAACTTGTAAATTCTAAATTTGAGCCCATTACTTTTCTTATGCCACCTTCTAAAAGAACGTAAGCAGGTATTAATCTAGCGTATTTTAAACCTCCTATGTTTTCATTTATTTTTTCCATTGCTTTTCTTTGTTCTTCTTCTATCGACCACCAACCTCTTTTCCAATCTTCTACTAATTTTTGAAATCCTATGGCCCATAAATTTAGAGTTGGAATTAGCTCATTCCCAATATCTCTTTTTACTTGCTTAATTAATTCAGAAGTCTGTTCAAGTTGTTGATTAGTTGTTCTATCAATTTTATTAAATGCCTCTTGTGTAGCTCCTAAAGACTTTAAGGCTCTTTCTTGATCTCTTATTAACCCAGTAACATTCTGTCTCATAGCTGCCACGCCTGTTAGAGCACGAACATTGCTAAATATAGCAGCTACCTCTTCACTAGTAGCACTTTTTAATTTTTCCATCACTCCAATCAAACCAATAGTTTGTAATGTAGTGGTATTTAATTCAAATCCAAGATTTTTAGCAGCTAAAGCAGATTCCTTGGTAGGACTTAAAAAAGCTGTTAAAATAGCTTTTAAAGATGTCATAGCTATATCAGATTGTAAACCTGCTCTTGTCATCGTAGCTATAGATGCAGATAATTCTTCCATCGTCAAGCCAGCAGAAGCAGCCAAAGCAGAAACTTTACCAACGGAACTTGCAATTTCTTCAAAAGTTATCTTTCCACCTTTTACCGTATTAAATAAAATATCACTGACATGCTCTGCTTGCTCCGCTTCTAAGCCATAACTATTAATAATTGTAGTTAAAGCATCAGCAGCAATAGCAGCAGAAGTCATACCACCTGTAGCTGATTTAATAGAAACTTCCAATACTTTTGTTGCTTTGCTTGCATCTATACTTGCAGATAGAATATCATACAAACCTTTCGTTAAAGAAGTAGTTGATTCACCATATCTTACAGCTAAATTTGAAAGTTCTCTTTCAAATTGTGGTAAATAATGAGCAGTTTGCTCATCTAACATAGTATTAACATTAGCCAACTCCAATTCGTAGGCAGCAGCTAATTGTATGCCTTCTTTAAAAAATCCAAAAGCTTTATATGCTCCAGCTATCCCAGCAAACCCAACAACAACATTCTGAAGTTGACTACTAAAATTACTAAAAGTTTTTGAATTCTTCTCTAAACTTGAATCTACTTGTGATGCACCTTTTTTAATTTTCTTTACAGCAGCATCAAACTTTTTAGCACCATGCTCGGCTCTTAAAGCATTTATAGCAACATCAAGACTTGGCATATTTCTTTCTCGTTTCTTCTAACTTTTTAGCCATGTATTCAATATACTTTATATCCATTATGCGAATTAAATGAGTAACTTCTGTTCTAATATCTTCATTATAAATACAATTCAAATTTAAATAAGATTCAATTTCAGAAAATTTAATACTTTCTAACGAAGTTCTTGTATTAGAAAGAGCTAAAAATGCTTCCCAAATATATTCTAAATCTTTATATAATTTTGGCTGATCTTTTAATTTACCTACTGCTTTAAGTTTGTCCTCATAAGGACCCCATTCAAGTTTCCAAAGCAGTAGATCAATTAATTTTTTTCAGAAGCCTTTAAAATTAATTTTTTAAAGTGATCAGCACTTTCAGAAACACCAACTATAAAAGCATAAAAATCTTTTAATTCAGGATCTTTAAAAAATTCTAAAGCTTTCTCACTACTATATTTAATATCATTGCCATTTTTATCCTGAATGTTTTTCCATCCAAGTAAAATAGTTTTAGCACGAACTTCCATTAATAATTTAGCATAATCTTCTGAAGAAAATTTATCTTCATCTCTTATCTTATTAATAACAGGATCAGCCAATCTTCGCATCAATTCATTATATTTAGGATTTCTAGCCCTTGCAATTAAAAGCTCTATGCCACTTACAAAAGTTACCCAAACACCATTTTCTTCTTTATTCAAATCTGTTTTTATACTTTCAATATTCGCCATTCTAAAGCCCTCCTCATATATTTATTAAGAAGTAGTTAAAGCTCCGGTTACACTACTTGAACCAGCAATATATCCATAAAAGTTACTCATAATCGGAAATCTTACTATCCTTATAGAAATTTCTTCAGTAGCATCCATATACGCTCGTATTTCAAAATCTGCTACTACATCAGTATTTATACCTCCAGCAGCACGCGAGCCATCAATTATTTTTACTGAAGGTAACTCTATCAAATAACCATTTCCTTGTGAATCTCTAACTGCAAAAACAAAAGATGTAACATCTTCATCTAAAAATTTATTGTATAAAGTTGCATCAGCTAAATGCATCGTTACAGTTCCAGTTATTTCTACTGAACCAGAACCCATACTAGCTACACCTAAAGTTCCAACTTTGAGTCTTGTTCTTAAATTATTATTTACTAAAAGTGCTAAACTCAAAATAGAAACATCACTGAGATTTTCCAAGACATCAGTTACATGATTAGCACCTGTCATAACATTTGTAGTAGTTTCATCTGTGTATCCAGAACCAGCAGTAGCAGTTAAGCCTTCTTCAGCAGAACCCATAAAATCAAAGCTACCTGTGATAATGCCATCAGCAGGGCATTCCAAGGACATATTGTTTATGCACATACCCTTAAATAAAGACAATACATTGCTTAAATCTTGGAATTCCTTCTCTATATTATAACTAACTAAAGTTGTTCCATTAGTTATTTGTCCACCCATTTGAACTGTTACTGCTTGGCCAGCAGATTCAGTAACTATTGTTCCATTCCAAAATATAATTTTAGAAGAAGTGACAGAACGTATTTTCTTGAATCCATTATTACCAGAATTAGAAAATCCTGAAATATAAACCCACTGATTAGCAACAAAGCTCCCAAATTGGCTTTCAGAATCACTTATTGAATTATCAGTTGAAGAAGCACTGATAGTATAAGCTCTTGAAATTTTAACTTCAGAAGACCACCCCGATGACAATAATGCTGCTTTAAGAAAATCATCATGCGAGCCATAACTTAATTCAAAACCTATGCCTCCACTTGCTGAAACACCGATTCTAGCAATATCAGATATTTGCCTATCATAGCGAATTTCCTCACTAATAGTGGTATTAAAATCAGGCTTTAAAGAATCATTATTAAATCTTAATTTTTGTAAAGTAGAACCAGTCACTTTTTCACCAAAATCTGACTCTTCTACATAGCTTATTTGAACACGATTTGCATCTGACATAAATAACCTCTCTGTAATTTATAATTTAATTTATTATGCTAAAGAACCAAAAAGAACAGAACCTGATCCGCTGTTACCTACCAATGAATTGGACATATTTAAAAATCCAATGTCACTAGAATATTCACCTATAATACCAGCAACATATCTAGAAGTTCCCTCCAATCTGCTCAACAATGAACTTAATGCAGCTATAGCCCCAAACAATTCTTTAGAATTAGTAATAACAGCAGATTCTCCAGAAGAACTAATAATCAATCCATCTAATTGTTTATTTATATTAAATACACCACTAAGAGAAGTTGAACCAGCCAGTGAACTTATTAATTCAGTAAGAACATCCAAATCACTTAAATTACCAGATAAACCAATAACTTCTATTAACGAATCAGCATCTAATGAATATGTATTGGCTGATATATAAGTTGCTGTTTTTTGTACATTTGTACTAATTGCTTTAACAGCTTCTATCAGTCTTTCTATTTGATCAGACATTATATAACCTTTCCTTTATTAATTATCAATATAAAATGGACAAACTATGCTCATTTTATAATTGTCATTTTCTCTACCATTATTATTTATACTTGGAGTTAAAAACCTTATTGTGCTAACAATTTTTTCAGCAAAATATAAAACTATAGAATCAATTGTATTTAATATAGGAGCTAGCCCCATATTTATATCATTATAAACTTCAATAATTACATTGCCAGTATTTCTATATGAATTTGAATTACCTATTTCTTTGTTATTTGATTCATCAAATTCTATTTTTAATCTACACCATAATCCAGATGCCGGTGTATCTCTTGGATCATTATCATATCTAACAGTTAATTTTTTATCATTAACAAAACTCTCAAAATATACAGTAATATTATTGGCTATAGCTTTAAAGCTCATAATATGCCATCTTTTCTTTTTTCTATAATATCACTCAATAAAATTTGACCTTCTTTATTATTAATATATTCATAAAAAATAAGTTGGGCTATTAAATTTATTTCTACAGGCTTTATTTTTAAATCTTCTATCTTGCATTTAAACTTATTTCTGTATTTAAAACAAACTTGAGTTATTAAATTAGCTATTATTTTAGCAAAAGATTTATTTTTCATTATGCACCGATTAATATCCATTTAGCCATTTCTGACAAAGTAATTTCTACCATGCCTTCAGGATGTTGCTGACTTCTTTTTTCATATTCTAAATAATAAACATACTCAACATTATTAGTTATATGTACTATAGAAAAACTTGTTATATTCTCAATCACCCTTAAGCCATTTTCTATTGCATAATTGGCCATATCATTTTCAGCCCCTTCAACAATTAAACTAGCTGTTGCAGGACTGCCAATTTCTACTTGCCAATTACCCCTTGCTCTCCCAGTATCTACTGGAGTTCTTAAAACAATTCTTTTTAAAACTTCCAAACAAACTTGTTTATAAAATTTTTCAAAATCACCATGTATTTTTTCTGAAGCTTTATCTAAAGCTTTATTAAATTGTGATAAATTAGTTCCCAGATTCAATCTCCATAGAATAAAAAATTATTCCAGATGAATTACTTATTGGAGTTATACTAGTAACTGTCCAAATTTTATTATTTATTACTAGCACTAAACCTGCTTTAATATCGAATTCTAATTGATAATTAGCAATTCCAGTCGTACCAATTCCAGAAGTTATTAATTCAGTATTTTTATATCCTTCGACATTCTTGTAAGGTGGCACTAAATAAACAGGATAATCAGTAGCTGATCCTCTAGTGGTTTTATTAGTTGAAGGGCTAAAAGAAGAATCAGCATAAACTCTAGCAATTGAACTTACGCCATTTCTTTTTATGATATTATATACAGATTGAGCATCCATAATTAATTACATGTCATTAAAAACAAAGCAAACCCAAAATTAACGAGGCCTGTCAAAAATATACCAAAACATAAAAAAGCAAACTTCCATTTTCTTTTATTGCTCTCATCATGTTTTTTTAAATGACTGCACAAATTTATACTAATAGAATGTAATTTTTGCACAGCCATGACCAAAATATCATGATCACTCATGCCTTGCAATTCTTCAAAACTCGGGAACTCATCAGACATAATCAACCTCTTTCTATTTCTGCTGCTCCGTAGGGATATATGGCTAAAAAAGGTTTAACAAGCATATCAGCAATAGTGTATGACTTATCTGGATTCTCACCTGTTGTAAATTCTTTCTCTTCAGTTATTGGGCCAATAACTGTTTTATATTTTTTCACTGGCGATTCATCACTAAAATCTTGTATTAAAGTATTTCCTTCTATAACCTTTAAAGCTAAATACGCACAAGCTTGTTTTATTCTTTCTGGTATTATATCTTCATCAACATAATCACCATCTTCATCATACATTTCATATCTTGGCCATTGTAATATGTATCCTTCATACACTTTATAGCCATCCCAAGAATAATGCAAATCCAAATATCTAGTTGCTTCTCTTATTGCATTTTGTTTTTGAGCACCAGTAGCTGAAGACCAATCTGTGGAATTCCCATAATTTTCTATAAATTGTGTAGCTTCATCAACTTCCAAATATGCATTAGCATCTTCGACACCACTTCCATCTTCAACTATGAACGTAGCAGCCATAATCTACCTCTAACTAAATATGTTCAATAATATCTTCAAAAGATTTATTATCATTGGTTGCTTCTGGTTCAGTTGCTTCTGGTTCAGTTGCTTCTGGTTCAGTTGCTTCTGGTTCAGTTGCTTCTGGTTCAGTTGCTTCTGGTTCAGTTGCTTCTGGTTCAGTTGCTTCTGGTTCAGTTGCTTCTGGTTTCACTCTTTCCCAACCCTTAGAAATATATTCTAAAACTTGATTGGAATTTACTTTTATTTTTCTGCCATCTTTGGTTATTTCAGTTTTCATAATCGGAGCCATTTTATTTTCCTTTAGTGTTAAATTATAAATATCGGTGGGAGTTTAAACTCCCACCGACCCTTTGAGGAGGACTTTTCCGGCGGCGATGCCCTAAGTAAATTAGACCGCTCCAGCGATTCTCATCGCAAGCTCAGGTCTTACAAGATCTGCTCCCCACAATATATCAAATTCCCAAATTGTTTGTTTATGCTGTCTACTGACTTCCAAACGCAAAATTAAGCCAGTAATTGGATCCTGCATAGAAAGCATTTTGCTACCGAGACTATAAGATTGAGAATTATCAAGTAGTGGTCTTGTAGCAAAAGCAAACGCATCCCTATGAAATACCATATTCACAGCATGTGAATTTTTAATCGTTACAACTTCTGCTCCAGAACAAGCTACTTTCAATGTTGGTAGAATTGAAACTTCCACAGCAGTAGACGGATCAAGAGTATAAGCAGAGGAACCACAAACAACATAAGTTTGACTATCCCCTGCAATAGTAATAATGTCTCCCGGAACAACAGTTCCAGAACCTACATCAACTAAACCAATTGCTGTAGAACCAACAGCTTCAGAAGCTTTTACAGTAACATCGGCGGGACTAGCTGCATAAGCAGTTCCAACAGTATGATCCGGTACATCATCATCAGCGACCCAATTGATACCAAACTTACGTCCAATTTCGCCTTCCATTTTTACAACCGCTGACATAATTTTTTCAGCATCACTAAATGCACTCAAATCAAGTGCAGCAGCTTCAGCATCAAAATTGAGTACCCCACGAAGATCTGTTCGTGGACAAAGTTGTTTATTTAATACCTTCTTTGCACCTGTAGCAGCACTTACACCAGAAGTATCAGTAGTGCCTGCACCAAAAGGATCAAGTATAGTGCCAGCACCATTAGAAGGATTAGAAATAAACCCATAGACTCCGCGACTTGTGCCTTTATATTTGCTCATTATATGCTGATTAACAACAGTAGCAAGAGCCTTGATTGCTTCCTGCAATTGCATCGGGAGGAAATGCTCATTAGCATCAATTTCACAAAGTTCTTTATCAGTTAAACCAATAGGATTATTTTGATACCACTGATCTAATGAGATTTGCACAACAGCAGGAGTCAAATCAGTAGGAGCAAGTAAACTATTACTAGGGCTAACAGTTGTAGTTCCAACAGCAACAGGAACAGGGACATCAATAGTTGTGCCCTTCATTGCAGCTTGTGTTCCATAGTCACTGTTTACAAGTCTAGGCATTATACAGCGAGTTCTTAAACTCACAAGTGCTCTAGCTAAAATTTTTGGCATTATATTAGTAAGTGTATTTGCCATATAAACACTCCTTATTAAATTTTTGTTATTTGTTAATTACTCTGAACATCCCGTCCAGTCGAGTATCCCACTCTAACGTCAATACAAATTAATCGCTGGAATCCATTTCAACTTGTACTTTACCAGTAGCAATATCTTCTAAATTTTTAGACATTGCTTGACTATCAGACGCTTTAATAGTCTTAACTTTAGAAGGAGTATTTTTGGATTTCCCATCCTCACTACCTCTGTTTCCAGGACCAGAAGAATTTGTGCCATTAAAAGCAGCAGCAAAAACATCTTTAGTTTTCATTTCTCCAATAAACTGATCAATGGTCATATCATCACCATTAACATTGCCAATTCTTGGATTACCATTCATATCAATAACTTGTGGTTTAAATTTTCCGCTGCTATCAGCGATCATTTGCACACTATTTTTGACATGAGGCATTAATAGTTCTACATTACCTCCAGCTTTAGTAATAGACTCTATAATTTTTGAATTAACAATTGCATCTTGCAATTGGACTCTTGTATCTTCAAGTTCATCTTGTAAATCACTAGTCTTCTTTTTATGTTGTCCTACTAATTCATCAATTTTACTTTGCAACCTTGATTCTGCTACTTTAACGGCTTCCTTGACTTTATCTTCACCCTTCCAATTTTTTATTTCGTCAACTTTAGACATTAAATCTCTGGCTTGATCTGCGTCTATATCCTTATACTTTTCTTGCATTTCTTTTAATGAACTTTCTAAAGTAGATAAATTTTGTGTCAATGTTTTTTCACTAGATCTTAATTTACCAACAGTTGATTTTAAACCATCTACATTTTCAAGAACCATCCCGTCTACTGAAGTAATATCTAAAACAAAATTATCATCTTTTTCAACATAATGAGATTTAATTTCTTCAGATAAGCTCTCAAATTCTTCTTTTTTTAATTTAGCTTTTAAAGCCATATTTGTTCTCCTCAAATATAATTTATTATTCTTTGTTTGAAGCTTTTTCAAACATTATATATTTATGCTTATGTTCTTTAAGCCATTCTTTCGCTTGCTTTACTGTCCATTTTGAAACTTTAAATCTTATAGTTTGTAATACTATCGGGCCATTGGGTTTACTTTTTAAAGGACCACCATAAAAATAAATTCCATCTGGTGTTGTTTTTATAACTCTTATTCGTACAAAACTATCCGGATCTCGTAATCTTGCTGCATGGAAATTTGGATATGGCACGTCATTCTCCTAATATAAAGAATTTTGTTCCTCTATGACTATTTGATTTTTTGGTATTTTCTTTTTTATTTCAAACTCCCTAATTAAATCTTCTTGTTGTAATAATTCTAATAAACTTATACAATAATAGTAACTATTTTCATTATTATAACCTAACGGATCATAAGGAAATTCTGATAAACCATTATCTTTAGCTATTTTAATAGCTTCTTTCAAAGTTATTTTCTTTTCTTTTAATATAAATATATCAAAATAATTTTCAAAAGACATTTCTTAATATCCCTAATATTAAAGCAAAATGATCAAAATCTTTTTTAGCAAATAAAAACATTTGTCTATCTGAAACGAATTGTTCAAAGGCCATAGATATAACTTCTGTATGGCCTGTTGGATAAATACGTCCAACATAATTATCTATAAACTTGCCCTTGTAGGCATAGCCAGTTTTTCCTAAATAAGCTAAACTTACTCTTTTCCCTCCGCTTCTTTCAATCATCCATTGCTTTAATTTTTCTCTAATCTCATAATTAGCATTCTCTATAATATGCCCCATCTCATGCCAAAGTCTTCTCCTCGTAGTATCAGGACTAAACAATGTATTCATTCTAACATAAGCTCCACCGCTCTTAGTAGGCCCAATATTAATACCACCAAATCTGGAATTATTTAATTTATTTAAAAAAGAATCACTACTTAAACTTGAAATTTTATCTAAGAGACTTTCTACTTGTTTCATAGCTGATTTAGTTTGTTTGATAATATCCCCTTTAGTAATATTATAAATAATAGAATCCTTGTATTTTGTTAATTCTAATGTTGGTTTTACTTCTGGCAATATAGCTTTCTTAAATTTTAAAAAAGCTTCTTCATAATCCTTATTGCCTACTTTTGTAGAGATATTATCAAAATCTACACCCATTTTCTTTTGCAGTTCAACTTTAAATTCACTAAATCTCTTTTTAAAATTAATATCTTTATCAATATCTAATGCTTCTTTACTTGTAGAATTTTTTTCAACCTTATTAATTAAATTATCAACTTCCTTTGGGGTTCCTGTTATTGCTTCTTTTCTTGTTATGCCCCTTTTTTCTAATTTACTTAAATATAAATCTCTTTGTTTTTTAATCTCTCCAGCTTGTAAAGGTCGTAAATTAGGTTCATCGAATCGCCTTCTATAAAAATTATATTTCTTAATTAGTTCTAAATCTTCATTAGAAAACACATTTAAATTTGGAACTTTACTACTAATTATATTACCAGTTTTATCAAGTTCCACACCTTTAGAAGCCAACTTTCTTACCACTGATTTCGCACCAATAAAATTCTTATTATTTATATAAGTTTTGTAACTATTTATTAGAATTTTAACTTCATTAACTTCTGATAAAGAAACAGCAGCTTCTTCTAATTTAATTCCTTCACGCTTTGAAATTTGTTTCAATGTCAGTGGTTTTAAATCTTTGCCTACAAACTTACTAATTGAAACTCGCCCTGAACGGAATAACTCTGCCTTAGTTTTTCCAAGAACTTTATCTTGAATTGCTTTAGGTTGAGTTTTCAACCACTTACGATAATTAGTTTTTTCTGGAACTGCTCCATCCATAGACGCTCGTGTTGCTGGTGGCGGATCTTCAATACCGTATTCAGACCAAGAATTAACTACTGGAACAGTTGTACTTCGGCAATTAAAATGAGCAGGGGGACGCTCACCTTCTCCAACTTCAAAAATTTTGCCATCTAAATTTATACAAACTAAAGTAGTCCTATCGTCCAAAGTTGCTATCCATTGTACTCCACGTATCAAGTCCTTATTTTCTTTGAAAGTTGCTTCTCTTGCATTATGAACAACATTACTAACAGCCGTTCGAGCAATATATTCAGCTTGCTTTGTATTAACTTTTAAAGAAGAACGTATTCTCTGTCCTATAGCTGGTAAACTTTCACCAGCAGCAATTCCAGTTCTCAATTGTTTGTTCACTCTAGCAGTAACAGCTTTTGGATAAGACTTAATCCAGCTACTTAATTTATGGCCTTCCATTGGTTTAGTTACTACCAACTGTTTAAGAACTGAATTACTCGGCATTGTAAAATCTATATCAAGTGGGACTACATCTTGTATAGTTTTTGAATTCCAATTAGCTTCATATAAAGAAATATTTTCAAGATTACTAACTAATCGCCCTTCAGCTTTTGCAATTCCAATACTAGAAATTTTTTGTACAGAAGCTAATAATTGTTTAAGGCGTTTAATACGATAAATACTACCAAGACTTTCTATGTTTTTTATTTTGCTTAATTCCGTTATTAACTTTTTATAGATCTGTGGAAAAGTTTCTTTTTTGAGAAAACTACCAATTTTTCTTGCTTCACTATTTTTTAATTGCTCAATATTTATTGAATGACGAATATACTTATTAAGCAATTCATTATTTACTGTTAATTTTCTTCGCCCCTTCTTTGCCATTATTCATCTTCTTCCTCTTCCATTTCTTCTTCAGTATTATTTTCTTCTGGCAAAAAATCTTTTAAATCCTTATTCCCTTCCTCATCAGCAGCTTTCGCCTCTTCTTCAGCATTCATTTCTTGTGAAAATACTCCACGACGTTGTAATTCTTTAAGAAATCTTTCCCTTGTTATTTCACCAATCTTTCTAGTATCTAATAATAATTGTTTATCCCCTCCACCTAAAACGAATGCCTCAAAGTCGCTATAAATTTGAATATCAAAAGTATCTTTAGGAATTATTTTTCTCCAATCACAAGCCGTTTTTATTGCTTCTTTAATACCTTTTTGTAATGCATGCACCCATGATTGTAATTGGCTAACAGTCCTATCTTCATCTATTCTTTCAGAAGTAGCTGTACTTGGAATATTTTTTATAAGAGGTTGATTACCGAGCACTCTCATCTTTTGTTCTATATCTTCAACATCATTCTTACCAGCATCAATTGATTTACCATTATGCTCAACATATTTTAAATCAGCTTCAGCAGGTTCCACAAGATAAGCTTTTGTTGGGCCGACTTGCAATGAACCAGCTTCTACCATTTCTTGGGGTAGTCCCTTACCAAACAATAAACCAAAACGAGTAAAATGTAAAATGTTTCTTTGATCGGCATAACTTTGCCAATGAGCTAAGTTAAGCCAAGCTAAATCCTCAAGAGGTGGGTCAGCCGTCATAAAACCAGTTCTATTTGCATAAATAGATACTAAAGGAATACTACCAAGAGTAGAACTGCCTTCTTCTATTTTATTATATTTATCTTGTTTATCATCATCTTGTTGATGTATTTCGTATGCATCTTTCCCGTAAACATTGATATAATTTATTGCTATATCTCCATAATCACCATTAGCTTCAGTCGCTGTTTCTTTTACTCTTATTTGTGCTAATTCTAATTTATCTCCAATCTTTTCAGTTTGCCAGCCTATTAAATCAGCAGGGCTAATATTTATTAAATATATTCTAGCACCAAGAGATTTCTCTTCTGCTATAGTTAATTCTTTGCCATTTTCAACATCTTCTAATCTTGAATGGGAAACAAAAATATAAGCAATGCCATATTTAATTAAATTTTTTAAAACTTCTTTGCAGAATGTTTCCAAACTCTTCTTGTTTCCATCAACATCATCCAATAAATAAATTAATTCCTCAGGCATATCTGTAATTAGAATCGGATGTATGAATGGCCTATTAGTTAATTTATTTAAAGTATCATTGAATCCATTAAATAATATAGCTCTATTTAAACGATTATCATAAGCAGTTATATCCTCCGCTGATTCTTGAGGAAGCCATTTAGTGCCAGCTTCTCTCATTCTCAGTGTTCCACCACATAAATCATGTATCAATTCCCAATGGACCTTCATCTCTTCATAGCCAGTGCATGGAATAGCTACTGGTGATTTTTCATCATCTTTATTAGATGACACCCCTGAAGATGAATAATCTGTTTGATTGTGAATACTTGTTACAGCCATTATTTATTCTCTAAAAAATTTTGTATAGTTATTGCTGGTATAATAACACCAAATTTATCTCCAAAAATACCAACAACAATGCCAACTAATTCACCATCATAATTTATAACTTGTGCTCCGCTGCTACCTAAAGCAATAACAGCATCAGTAAACCAGACTCCATTTGTAGCTTTTTCCCAAATAGCAAAATTATCTGCTCTATCTTTATTTATAATACCAATTGTAATAGAATCTGATAAACCCAAAGGTGAACCAATAACACAAACAGATTCACCAATATAAATATTAGTATTAAATTTTATTTCGATTCTATTTTCTAAATAAACTGGATTTATTTTTAATAATGCAATATCATTACTTTCATCTATTTTAATTATTTCTATCGGTATAGAAATATTATTAATATTTGTTTCTATAAATCTACCACCTTTTGCAAAATGACCAGCAGTTATAATATAACCAAGTTTCTTATTAACAACAAAACCAGAAGCACTATAATATTCATCTATAAAAATATTAGGAAAAACTTCCTTCTTTTCTGTTGCTTTTAAAAATATTGATGACTTAACCGCCGAAGAATATAATCTTGGTACAATATTATCATTCTTAACATCATTATAAGAATTAGCTGTACAAAATATACAAATAGTGATAATTAAACTTATTAATAAAATATTTCTTTTAATCATTATTTATTCTCTAAAAAATATAAATTACAATTTGTTACTGGCTCATGATTCCAAGTCCAAGCGTTATATTTATCATATATTGCTTTACATCTATTATAAAAATTAATGTCTAATTTGTTTTCAAAATAAGAACTAATAGCAAATCTTTCCCTATAATAAGCGTTTATAACTGATAATGGTATTCTATCACTACTACGATGATTACTCTTTTGGCATATATCTGTAAACAAAATATTTTTTACTAATGGATGTTGACTTACTAATTCAAAACATAAACGATGACTACCATGACCATATTCACCAACTGGATTATGTGTGAATATATAATCCGGTTTTATCACATCTACAAATTTAGAGATGGTTCTATTTATTCTATCTACAGAATTAGTTAATAAATTTACTGCTCGCCTTGTTGGTAGAGCATAAAAATTATTATCTTCAGATAAACATTCTACTAAATTTATATTTTCTGATTTACAAACTCCTTTTAATGCTGGCAAACGATTTTGACGATTACGAGTTGAATCATCGCAAAGAATAATTAAATACTTTTTATATTCTTCGCTTTGAAAAATCGGCCAGCCAAAAAGCACTTCGTCATCCGGATGACAGAATATCCCTAATATTTTTTTCTTTATCATATTTTACCAATACCTTGCTATGCAATTTTCAACTTTGTTAGCTTTCAATTTATATGTATGCGGAATCAACTGTTCACCTGATTCCCAATTAAAAGCCACTAAATCATTATCAATTATTTCTTTATAAGTTTCCGACATTGGCCATCCAACAAATCGCCCTGCTCCTCTTGGTATCTTACTATGTGGATATTTACTTATTGTTCTTGTAAACGCTAAAGTTTTTGAAATTTCCTTTTCGCCTTCATTTAACACCCCAACCATAAATCCACCAGAATACAACATCTGGCATTCTTCCATAGTTTGAATAAGTTTACAAATATCACCAAAAGTAAAACCTTTATTAATATATTCTAGAGTAGAATCATTTGCACTTTCAAATCCAAAACAAATAACTTTGCAACCAGTGTCTTTCATCATTAATACAGTTTCTTTATCTACAGCCGTCACTCTTGATTGACAAAGCCAATTAACTTTTAATTCCTTCAACCCTTTACAAAGTTCTGCAAGCCAATTTTTATTTACTGTTAAATTATCTTCTCTAAAATGAATAGTTTTTGTGCCAAAAACCTCCATCATATATTTTACTTCCCATAGTACATCGTCAACGGGACGCATTAAATATTTTTGATCCCAAATACTTTTACTTGAGCAAAATCTACAAGCAAAAGGACACCCTCGGCTCGCCACTACGATATCAACTGGCTCTGGTAAACCAAATTGACTACGACGATAACAATTTAAATCCACTTGATCTCTTGCTGGATATTTTAATTTGTGCAAATCACAATTTAAATTTGGTTTATTAATAATATTATTACAACAAAGACCATTAATTTTTTGCCAAAAATATTTTTCGCCATAAGTTAAAATAAACTGCCGTAAAGTTTCTTCCGCCCATCCACGAAACACAAAATCAAAATACTTTACATGCTTCTCAGGATTTGCAGTTGCATTTGAACCGCCATAAACTGTTATGATATTTTTCTTTTGTAATTCAGCAGAAACATTTTTAGCTTCTGTCCATTCAGTTATAGTTCCACCAAAAGCTGCAATATCAGGCTCTTGATTTATTATCCAATTAGTTAAATCTTGCGTTGAAAGTTTATGTACATTGTTATCAATATATTTTACTTCACAAATATCTTTTATTGCATTATAAAGATAAAGCATTCCAAGATTAATCATTGGAAACGGTCTTGGCTTAATATTAAAATATCTATGCTTCCTTGCCATAGATATAAAAGATTCTCGTGTTTGATTTGGATATACTAAAATTACTTTCATTTTAAATTTATTTTATCCCAATTAATTAAAAATCTTTTAATTGTTGACAATTTCCAATTATTTATACCACCTAAATTTTTCCAAATAAAATAAGCTATTATACTTATTAGTATAAATAATATTTTTGATTTAATATTAAAATAAACAATAGTCAAAGCAGCTAATAAAACAAAATCATTAACTAAAGCCATTATCATAATTAAATACTTCATTATTTATCCTTAATCAATACCAAAAACTTCTTTAACTTTTTCATGCCCTAAATGCAACATTATTGGTTTTACTGGTGTTAATTTACCTTGTAATAATACAGAATAATTTTTAATATATTCAGCATTCTCACCACAAACGCACCATTGCTCCGGTAAATAAACTGGAGTAATTTGTGACTTCCAACTTGCCTTCCAAATTGCCAAAGTCCCTCGGCATACATTTTCTCGCAATTCTTTTTCTAGTTGACTTAAAAAGTTTCTTGTGTGATTACAATGCGGATAAACAAAGAATGGGCTAAAATTACAAGCAGATGCAAATATTGGAGTTTTTAAAGTCTCATCAATATCTTTATATTGTACATCTGCTCCCATCATATTATAACTAACATATATTCTTGGATTTAATGGTAATGCACAACCAAATCTTTCTGCAATTGCAAATCCATCTGCAAACTGATTATTAACTATAAGCATATCATCATCCAGCATACACAAGCTATGATAGTGGTGATCTAATGCAAACTTAACTTTATAATAATTTGAATTACGAATATCTGCTCTTAGTGATCCTTTTTGCCATATACGATCTACAAACTCAGTATAAATCTTATGAGTATAAGTATTTTTAGGAAACCCCAAATTAGAATCATGTGTTGTCAAAATATGTATAGGTAAATCAGAATACTGGCGAATGTTTTTAATCAATCGTTGGACTTGTATTTGCCTATTGCCGAAAGACGCTATTACAAAGGCTCTATCCATCATTTGAAATCCTTTCAGTATGAGTTATAAAACTAACTGGGAAAAATTGTATTTCTTTATCCCATTCAACTTGCTTTTCATCAGCTATTCGTGTAAAACAATCTAAACAGATTGTTTCTTCGCCATGATTTCTAATTACCACATCCTTCCATATATCATTTGGAACCCAAAATCCTACACGGATAATATTAAAACATAATTTGCAAATTTCTCTTGAACAATGGTTGCTCATACCAAACTCCCGTCAGTAACCAATTCCTTAAGCCTTGATTTAAGGTGTAAAATATGTGCTGATTTATCTTGATATGCCATGAGTAATTTATATTTAGCAGCATTAATGACATGAATATTCCCATCAGCATGAGGACAAAAATTATACTTTGGGCCAATGTCAATTATTTTTACTCCGAATGTTTTTTCAATAGCTTCTCTATACAACCAGCAACAATTCCAAATATCTTGGTCGATATACCAATCATTACCAGAATGATTAAATTTATTTTGATAGTCAATTAACCTATCCCAGTTACGCTCATAGATTTGATTCATAATAAAGTTTAATAGCCCTCGAACTTTATCATTTACTCGCATCATAACTACTCCAGCGTTAATTGGATATTTATAATTGTAACCACGAGTAGTGACTGCAATATCAAAATCTTTTTCAAAAGCTTCAAAAGGATTTTTCAAATAATATAAATCAGCATCAGCGGAAATAACTTTTGAGCCAGTTGGCAAACCTTTAATAAAACGATATTGAGTAATTACTTTACTACCCATTCTTCCGATTGAATAATCTTCTGGAGTAACGTATTGCGTTAAAAATTCCTTTTCTATTGGTTTATTAAAATTTTCACCTTCAATTGTGTGGATATATTTATTCTGCTTATTAGAAAATATAACAACATTGCTACGATAATTGACATTATTCAATGTTTTTAAACTCTTATCCAAAAGACGCTTGTCAAAATCATAATCGGTAATACAAACATATTCATTGCAGCTTTTATCACAAAATAACAATGGTAACAATTGCTCTTTTAATACTCTATCTTTAAGCGTTTTTAGTTTTTTATTATTCTGCGATATTTCATAAACTGTATCACCTGATGTCTGCAACGCTCGTATCCATTCTGCTGGTCTTTGCAATGAAACTATTTTAATATTTTTCTTTGCACATAAAATAGAAAACCATAAGTCTCTACAATAGAGAATTGGAAAATCCTGCAATGTTGGCTTTATCGTAGAAGAATGAAAAGCTGTACAACCAACTCCGGCCATATCTACAAATATATCACGATGCATCCAATCTGAAAAGCCGTAAGTAATCCGACAACTAAAATAATCTTTTACTGGTTGTATGATATTAGAACCATGTGCCGTTATAACACACTTCCTATCATGTCTTTCAATTGCATCTATTAACTTTTCAAAGTAATCATCGGGATAATATAAATCATCGTCACAAATAAATATATAACCATTAAAATTTTCACAACTATAATTCCAAATCTCATCATGAGCATTTTTATTATTTGGATTTACATAAGCGAAAATTTTACTTTTATCTTTTATCCAATCTGGAACTTCTTCATACCAGTTTAATACCAAATCAATTTCATCTACTTTATCATAAATTCTTTTTAATACAATTTTTAGTTGTTCTTCTCTTGCTTTTACAGAAGCAATAAGAACTCGTATCTTTTCTTTCATTTGGTCGCCACCTTAGAAAAGTTTTGTTAATGATTATTTATTATTATAATAATTGGCATTTCGCAATAGTTATGATTTTTCAGTCATCATCCATTAACTTAACTTAACTTAATAATGTCCCTGAGTCTTTAACTACTGACAAAAGACTAATTTTATGATTTATCAAAAGTTTTAGTCAACTTTTGTCTTACCTCATCTATTTTTGCTTGCATCATATTTAAATAATTTTGAGCATCAGTAATATCTTTTCGTGCTTTTATTTTATCACGACGATGCAACGCTCTCTTTAAAAATAAATGCACCCACATCCCAAGTTCATGAATAGAATATGTTTGCCATATTCCTTCTTTGTATTTTGGTTGATGTTCCTGGCAGCTTTCCGGTAGTTTAATAGTTATTATGCCATCTTTACCCATTACTTTTTCTTCATTATTCATTTATATAACCTTTCAATTAAATTCATACTCTGAATTTTGTTAATGATGGAGAGTCCCATCAAAGTTCATTTTATATAATAATCGAACTTAATCGTAAATATTTAGTTTAACCTGATAGGACTCTCGTTTATAGTTACCCTCCGGAAACTTATTTATGATTTCTTGATTGTAGCAACTGCAACTTGCGTTGAAGAATCCTGATTCGCATTGCATACAGTTTTTAGACTATCCAATACTCCTTGATAGTTTTCATCACCCTTATATAATTTCTTAAACTCTTCAATAGTTTTTACAAGTTGTATAAACTGCTTTTCTTTCTCCGAAAGTTCCTCAACTGATTTATTTTGGGCTTGTGCCAAAGCCGATTCATATTCTGATGAAGTAATATCGCCAGGACGTTTACGCATTAAACAAACCACACCTGACAAAGAACTTAAACCAGCAGCAGCAAGACCAAAAGATATTAATCCTTTTTCACCAAAAAAGAAATCCTCCATTTTTAGTGCTGATTCTTTATCACTTGCAACTGTGCCTTTGCATAAACTATATTTCAAATTATTTGTTTCTGCTAATTGGTCTAACTCTTGCTGTTTTATTGCATAGGCTTTATCTACATTTCTTTGAAGTAAATCTAATTTAGCAAGATTTTGATAACCATCATAATCATTTGGCTCTGCAACCCCAGCGTCTATCGTATATAGTTTAGCATCTCTATCTAAACGACCGGGAGTAATGTAATAAGAAAAAGGTAAACACCCAACGCCGATCACCACAAACAAAATACTTAGTACAACAATACTGGTATAAATTTTCTTTGACATTTTAAGTCTCCTCAATTAAAATTTTATTTATTATTTAATCTCCAAATAATATAAATTAATGCTGATGTGTCAATTACAAGCTTAAGAACTAACCAAAAAATGAATATGTAATCTGTCTTTAATAAACGCATTATCCACCAGAACCAAGATATTCAACATCCTCTTCATAAGATGAACCTATTACAGTTGATTCTTTTTCTTTAGTAATTTCTAAAGCTGAGATGTCTTTAATTCTAATATCAACAGTCTTTTCAATTAAATCATAATTTTTAATAATGTATCCTTTTATATGCCAAGAATTATGGAATCTGTTTAATTCATAATTTAATGACTCATCTGTTAATATTTCTAATATTACGCCATTAATTAAAACAAAAATATTTCTGTATAAATATTTTTCTTCAGGCATTGCTATCCTCCCCATAAATAGAAGCATGGAGTTGCTTCATATTTGGTCTCCGGCCATCATCACAGCCATCATCATTAGAAAATTTAGTTATCTTTTTTAATTCAACTTTATTTTTTGAACGATTAGATTTTTTGCGTTTATTAAATCCTTTTAATTTCTTTTTAGTATTAAATTCGCTTCTTCTTGTTTTTCCCATAATTTAACCATAATTACTTATCGAATAAGCTTCTTTTCCACCAAAAGGATGCTCAACTTCTACAAAATAACCAAAGCCATCCGATATATGTGTTAGTAAACTTTTTATATCACTTTTTTCAATATCACCAGTATCATCACAAGTTACACCTTCAAAGTCTCTTATTAAGAACTTGCATTTTTTATCAACTATAGTCCCAACATATCCATCGGCTGCAATCAATCTACTATTAACAGAATTGATTCGTACTCTTACAGGTGGATTAGATTTTTTGTATTTCTCATGATAATTAAATACGCCTTTTAATTTATTTTTTATAATATCCCAATCACTGCCCTTCACTCCACTACTCTTCTTTGCTCCCCCTGTTGCATCACCATACAAAAATACTAGACCCTTATGATGTCGCCATCTATTTATTAGTATATCACAAATCTTTTCTGTGTTACTATCTTGTGTTAAAAATATTTCATCAATGGCACAAGTTATAGTGCCACGATTCTTTCCTTGATTTCTTTTTATTAACCAATCAGGAGCCGGAAGTTCCTGCAATATAATACAATTGCCTGGAATGCGATTGAAGTCCCAGCTAAATATTAATGGGTAGTTTGGATTATATAATATTCTTTCACCTTCCGGTGGACAATTTAATTCGCTATTAAAAGCATAATAACATTTTCCTTTAAAGGAAACAAACTCGCCACCATACTCTTGATTATATGTTAAAGAATCTAAATCACCTAACGCTGCTTCAGCTTCCTCAGGATTTATTTCTCTAGAATGCCAAGTAAATACGTCCCAATCATCTTTATCTTTAGCATCTTCCGCTAACTGATAATAATGATTCTTTCCTTCAGGGACTCCAGTTAAGTCCGCCCATCCTAATCTGCCCAAAGTTGACAACGCTGGTCGGATATGTTTACCCCAACAATCCGCTTTGAAATTACCAAACTCATCACCGACAAATCCATCAAGTGGGGGACCTTCAATTCGTTCTGATTTATCAAGTCCAAGAACTTCTATTGTAGCTCCATTTATTAATTTTATTTTCCGATATGAAGTTGAGATAGAGCGATTGTCTTTTGTAAACAAAAAATCTTTTGGAATCAATGCAATTAAATCATCCCAAAAAATATCAACTGCTTGACGATGAGTTGGAGCACCACAAACAAATCGTCCTTGAGGTAATTGAAAAGTTAATGCTCGTTTTATTATTTTTCGTTTTGCAAGTTCTGTTTTACCACCACGTCTTCCAGCATGAGCGATGTTAAATCTACAAGATGAATAGTAGAATCTTTGTTGCTCAGCATGTGGCTTTAGTGCCGTCCATCGTGGAGTAAGAATCATGCCCTTTTCTTCCGCTGATTAGCTGCAAAATTAATTAAAGCATCTTTAGGAATCTCAGAAATGTCAATAGGGAACACGATATCTTCTTCATTAATGATTTCTTTTTCCTTAGCGGGCTCCTCGCTCCGTAGTGGTTCATTGCTTTCCGTGCTGGATTTGGCATTAACTTTGCTGTCCCCTTCATTTTGACTTTCTTTGCCATTTGTGGCTCCTATTGAACTATCCATTTCATTAATAGCGGCTCTTATTTTTGCCGCTACTGCATCTGGATTATCATTTACAATATGTTCAAGTCCAAGTAATTTATCTATTCTTTCAGCAGCACTTAATTTATCACGAACTTTAGTTTTGCTTCTTATAATAGATTCATAAAATTCAATTTGTCTTCCCTTGTATTCTGCTGGGTCGATATTGTACCTTTTTCTTATTTCTTTCCTAGCAGCACTAATTATAAAACCACAAGCAAATGAAGACATTCCCGGGAACCAATCCCTTAACTCTGCTTTTATCATGCTTTTAGTCCATCGGCGAGCAATCCATTCCATAACGGCTTCAACTATTTCCATACATTGTGCATAATCACTATCTGCCATAATCAGCCTTTACATATTAAATCTCCAATAAACTATAATTTTATTATAGTTAAATAATATACAAAAGCAAGTAAAATATTTATAATTGATTATACTACTTAGTTAAAATATTTTTTATTAATTTTGCAGAAGTTCGTGAAATGATTCTTACTTTCCCAGATTCTAATTTTGATAAATAAGCAGAAGACCACCCAGTCAGTGAAGATAATTCAGTTAGAGAGATTCTTTTTAATTTACGATAAGATCTTATTAAACTGCCATTTACTTTATAGTATATTAAAGGCTCGCCCCAAATATTATTTTTTAAATCAAAGCCTTTTCTTTTAAATGCTGTACAAATTTCATCCATGATTTTTTGGGATATTGTAGAAACTCTACCGGATTCTAATTTATATTGATAAGAAACAGACCATCCAATTAGGGATGAAAAATCTTCTACTGTTAATTTTAAATTTTCTCTCATCCTACAAAGAGATAAAGAATCTAAAGGGAATCGTAATTCTGCATCTTCTTCTGTAAATAATTTTATTTTTGAAAAATCAATTTTTGACTTTCGTTGATAGTCCCATCCGCAAATAGAAAAACACATTCTACAAAGAACTTTTTTCTTATCTTTTGAAATTACCCAATTTCTTGGATTTGTTTTTACTTTTCCACAACATGGACACTTATACTGATTAGTTAAACTGCCTATGAGCCGAAATCGGGTTGTTTGATTTCTCGCGACCTGTGTTAATTTTCGTTCGACTTTTCTAATTTTTTCTTTGTGAGTTTCAAAATAAATAGGGTCTTTCAAATTTTGTTCATGTTTTTTTAGTTTTTCTTTTTTATTTCTACAAGTTTCTTCTCTCCTTAGAATATCCCTTTTTCTTCTTTTAACGTCATCAAATATATCCGGCTCTTTTTTCTTACGTGTCATTGCAGCAACCTTAAATTATACCCATTAGTTAATAGCAATTTTCTTACGCTAATTCGTGCAAAGTGACCTATGTCTATTTATAAAAATTTTTCAATCATTAAGCCCCCTATACGCACGTTAAGGCACTTTTACTTTATGGCGATTTTATTATAAGTAATAATAATAATATAATAAGTATCAGTTATAGTAGTAAAACCTTTATTTTTAGGCTAAAAACCAAGTATTTTCCTAGTCACACTTTATTTTGGAGTCATTAAATTCTTAATTTACACAACTTGCCGTAACACGAAAAGCCCTTAACTAACAAGTATAATCATATAATTTATTAATTTAAGTTTTATTACTTTGTAGTATATCATCTAATCTAAGCATATTTTCTAGTAGATTAGTAAATTCTTCTGTTTTTTTATATACTACCCCTTGCGTCGAACAACGAATCAACGCTCGTTCTTCAATTAATATATCTAAAAATCTTTCAGCGTTCTTTAAATTTGTTAAAAAATGTCTATCTTCGTCCCACCACCATTGTAGATCAAATAAACATACCTTGCTTCCAGACAAATTATTTAAAAACTTTTCAGCGACACTCCGCCAGTTTGGTGACTTTCGTATTTCTCTTTTTATTCTATTGATATTCATTATGCACCTCAATGTTAAGAATCATATACCCAATAATCTTCTAAATCTTCTTGATCAGCGATAGTAAAAGGTTCCCAATTATCACAGATTTCAATTTTATCACGATTAGGACAATCTTTAGATATCTTAGAAGTTATAGCATAATAATTTTTGCAATTCTTACAGTTTTTATGATCTACTTTCCTAAGGAATTCAATATGTTCTATAATCCAATCACAATCATTAGGCACTACAATTTTACCATTAAAATTATAATAATGTACTAAGGGCAAAGTTGATTGTTTAAGTTCTTGATATTTTTTAGGATAAGTTTCTAATTTTATAGTTATTGCTTTCTTTATTTTTTCTCTAAAGCTATTATCAAATATCCTATCTTTGCCTCCGCATTTTCTACCAAAGTTTTTAGCTTGAAAGCCTGACAACAATCGTAATCTATGATCTTTGCAGCTTAACCAGTACCAATAACCTTCAATAGAATTAAAACAGCCATCTTTTCCTATATTAATTGGAGCATAGGCAAAGTTAGATAACCAGCGTCCAAGTTCTGTTTTACCTTTTGAATAAATATTAATATGATTTATTCCATCTTCATTTGGATTATACATTACCCTAAATCCTCTCTAGTAATCAATGGAACCTCTAAGTTACTTAATACGTAGTTCATTTTCTAACCTTTTTGCAACTATTAGTCAAATCATCATACCACATACATTTTTCTTTTAAACATTTTGGTAAAAGATTTAGCTTTTCTGACGGATAATTAATAGCATCTAAAATTCTACCCACAGCACAATTAGAATTACTTAATAAGGCTTTTATAAATTCTGGGCAATATGTATTCATTTTCTAATCTCTCTTTTTAATTTTTTAATTATAATACCAAAAGCAAAATTTTTAAAACTTATACCATAAAAATAATGGTTATATCTATATTTGTTATGATTTTCAATAGCACTGAGTTTCAGCAAAGAACATTTTTTAACTATTTTCATATTTCACGCCCCACCACGAAAAGTCACACTGATGCCTTCGCTGATTTCTTTTCGTAGTTCATTTTGCCACGTTTCAGAAACTTGCAGTATCATTGCATTCAATTCGGTTTTAAGCAAAGATGTTGTGGATTCACTTAATGAATAGCTTACAATACTGTTATTTTGTATTGTTAAGTATAAATGCTGATGACCAATTTTGTTTAATACATCTTTAAATGATTCTAATTCATTACAAGCTCGGCTTAATTCTTCAATTTTCTTTGTGTTCATTTTGTTACCCTTTATTTATAATTCCATTAATAATTTCATCAATTTGATATATTTCTATTTTCTATTTTCTACTATGTCTGTTGCTTTCTCAACATTACCACTTTTTATTAAATTATTTAATATGCTTTTTAAATTTTCTGCTTTTTCTTTTTTACGCTTTTTATCTCTTGATTCTTTTATGCCTAATTCATTTTCAATACTTTCTAAAAAGTCTAGCAAATCAAGCATGTCTATACCAGAATCATGAGTAAAAGTGTTCTTTTCAATTAATTTTAATACCCATTTGCAGCAATTTTTCCAACCTTCTTTGAATCCAAACTCCTGTGCTAGTATAATACCCAATTCATTAAATTGAAATTTCCCGTTAGGCAATGATAACATCGCCAATTCTTTGTCACAATTTTCTAAAACCATTTAATTTGCCCTCTAGCCACTTACAAAGTTTATCAATTTTTAATTCTTCACACAATGTTTCACATATTGTTATAAATAAATTTGTAGATTGGTATTCTAACCAGCCATTTTCTTCTTTAATGAATTTAAATTTTTGCCATTTACTGATATTTTATCCATTTAAATCACCTTAAAAGTAGTATGTGACCAGCTATAGAATAATCATTATCTTCTAACCAATTTAAATTTAAAAATTCATTAGGACGATTAGGATCTATTATATCTTCACCATCTAATATCATAGCATGATAAGAATCATTATCACCGTTAATAATTAAAATTGCATAGCAAGGTAATATTGGCGGATACCATTTAATTTCAATAGATTTAAATCCAAATAGTTTTAATATTATTTTTACATCTTTTGTATTTAATGCTGTAGAATACCCGACTATATTTTCTATATATTCTAAAGATGTATTTAGAATCATGGCTATACAGGCATGTCCGCAACCATTCTCCTTTTGTTGTATATGTTTTTTAATATGTTGTGTTTTAATTGTTACCATTTGACAAGCTAATACAACAGTCTAAAACTTTATCCAAACCCGCTGGTTCACACAAAATATTGCCATTATAGTCTTCTATGATTAATTTATTATAAGCATCAAATATAATACCACTATATGCATCAATCTGCACACAACGAACCACGAAACACGGAAAGCCCCGCTTAATAAGTTTTTCAGCTATGGCTTTTTGTAACGGCGATACTTTATTTTTTCCAACTTTAAGTTCTAAGAACCCCTTCCAGTTTTTATGTATAACTAGCGAATCAGACACTCCAGATTTTTGCCATTTATGGCCATGCACATTAAGAACCCAAGCACCTTGACTTTCAAGCTTTTTAATTAATTTACTTTGAAACTTATTTTCTTTCATTATTTAATCCTCTTGTTTATAAATCCACCATGAATTAAAAAACATACTATGGTATTTTCTTCTTTGAATAAATTTTAGCCAACATTTAACTCCACTTACTGTTTTAACAGGATACCAAGCGAACCATTTATGCCATTTGTTAATATTTTTAATTTTCTTCATTTTATTTTACTTTATAAGATAATATATCAAAGTCCCAAAGCCAATAAACCAACATAATATCAATATACAAATAAAGAATCCAATAGTTGGATTTATCCACTCATTCCCTGATTCTTCAAAGGAAAAAGCATCACAATAAGCACAGTAGTGAATTTTATCTCCTGCATAATTTAGCGTTTTAGTCCAATATAATTTATGGTATTTATGCAAACCTAATTTACATCTTAATTTTTTATGATACATTATTTGTTCCTACTTAAAGCAATACTTGTTCGTGGTTCGGATATACCTGTACCATATGTATATAATAAACCATTTGGCATTTTTCTTATTCCATAACTGCCTAGTTCTATACCATTACAATAAATATCTTCGCCAATATCAGTCATAACTCTTTGAGGGTTTAATTTTATAGTTTTAAAAAACACACCTACATCGTGTATTATTTGTTCTATTTGATCACCACCAATAAATATCAATTCAAGTTTTAGAAAAATATGATAAGTCAAATCATCATAACTACGTTCATCTCTAATACAAGGTGTTAAAGCGTAATAGAATCCTTCTTTTGGTAATGTTCCATCTTTTTCCATTTGTATAAAGCTTTGTTCAGCAGATGCAACGTAGCATTTATCTAAATATTTATCATGATAAACATTTTCTACCCAATTTGGTTTTGTAACATCTAAACTATCTTTATTAACTATCATAGGTACAGAAAGACCTTTATATCCGCATATTCTATAGAATTGAATAGCCTGTTCAATTAAATTTACATTAATGTTCATTTTCTTGTCCCATCTTTAAAACTTTCATTTGTTTTATTTGCAAAATATATTAATTCTTCTATAGAAAAATCATTAAAGTAGTTTTCTAAAAAGCATTTAATAGCACCAACAATATCAGATAATTCTATAAGCTGTAAAATTCTATCCCCATCTTGAAATGCATCTTGTAGTTCCTGTACTTCTTCTAATATTTTAGATACTTCACCAATTTTGCCCTTGGATATTTCTTTTTTATGATACATTATTTATCTACCCTAACAAAACAAATACTATTGATAAGATTAATGCTATTGGTAACGCAACTATAAAACATTGTAATATATTTGGCGAATTATCAGTTCTATTAAAGCAAAAATTAACATCTTCTTGTGCGTTATAACATCGCATTATTTATCTCCCAAATTCACAATACATGCACATATCAAAATTATTACTATTAGTTGCATTTTTATAAGGACAATCTTTACAGATTTTCTTAGTTGGCTTTTTAACGCATAAAATTAAATAGCATAGTATTAAAATTATTATTGTGATAGTCTCTATGATTTGCATTTTTTGTTTCTCGCTTGTATATTTTTTTCAACTAAACAATAGCAATTATAACAACTAAAATATCCAGCATCGTATCCTTGTTGGTATCCTTTCCTTTTGCCTATTTTGTACCCTATTAATATATTAATAAATAAGATACATAGACACAAGATTTGAAATAAAGTTATCATATTTTTCTCCAAACATTTTTGTTATAGCACCTATTCTTAGTTTATTTTCTATCACCATAACCATCTTTATATCCTTCTTCGTAATATTTTTAGCTGCGAATCTATACCCAAAACACCAACTAGTTATCCAGCTAATAAGAAATATTACGCTTATTATAATTTCTTTTGCATTATTATAAATAAATTCTGACATTATCTTCTCCGTTTTATACTCCGCATTACAATTAAACCCCAAGATAGAATTATAATTATTTCTATTCTAATTATTATCTCTAAAATATCTAATAAGTTCATCACTCTTTCTATCTCTCTAGTTTATTTTATAGTTATAATTATAAAAATTGACCACATTAAAATTATAATTGCGGAAGTTATTATAATAACTTTTGTTTCTTTCATCATCATTATTATCTCCTCCGTTTAATCTTTTTATGTATTTTTGGCAAATTATTACCATCCTTTACAGGCTCTTGATTAGCGATTAGTCGTTGTATTAGTTCTAATTTTTCTTTAACAATTAAATTACTAACTAAAGGGCTTTCAACTAAACAAGATTCACCAAAAGGCCGAAAACAGTTCCTTATTTTGTTTTGTTCATCATCTACAAAATAAGGACATTTATGACAATATTCATTATACCAATTTGGATCGGGTTTAATTTCTGGTTTTTTAGTTTCACCACTAGAAAAATTAATTGTCCCCATTATTATTTCCCTTCTAATAAACGTGGTTCTATAAAATTATATTCTGGATTTACTGTTGGTTCTGGTACAAATACTGAATGAACACTACAACCTCTTCCGCTCGTAGTCCCTACATTATAATAAGTAGTATAAATCCATCCACCAGGAACTTTTGTTACATCTGTTTTAAAAGTTGAGTCATTTTTAATTGTGCGAACACAATTTAATTTTAAATCTAGCATTTCTTGTAAATTTTTCATTCTTTATCCTCATTATAATCATATACCAACCAAGTATTATAATTTTTCAACTGTAAATCACCAGAATTATTACAATCTTTTATTTGTTCTTCAACATATTTTGTAAATGCTTTTAATTTTTTTATAGTTTCATTCATATCACACATACTACATCGTACTGGTCCACCATCAACTCTTGAACAAGCGTAAGCACATTGTTCAGGATGGCCACATTTCATAGAAACACCTCCTTCATATTTAGTATGTGCATTTAATTTTTCACATATTATTGCGATTTGTTGTTCTAAATTATCTACTCTTTTAACATTTGGGTCAAACCCATTTATAACTTCAAAGCAATCTTTGATGGTCATTTTATATTTAGACATTTCATCAAGCTTTATTAGCAGCTTTAAAACTTGTTCATCTAAATTATTTCCACCTGTTATATTTGGTTGATAGTCATTCATCCATATAAAACAGTTTTGTTTTTGACGCACTAAATCATAAATCTTAGTTCTTATTGAATCAAGTGGTTCTCGCATCCTACCTTTTGGTTTTTCACCGTTAAGTATTTTATTTATTATTTTACAAAGCATATTACAAGACCATTTTTCGCCTCGCCAAAAAGCAGGATGTGCGAAATCCGTAGCGTCATATTGTGGATCATCCCAGCATTTATCAATCTTTTTTATAAGTCTCCATCGTAGTTCTTGTATTATACTTGCTATTCCAGCCCCAATTGATATTCCAACACATAAAGGTATTATTGACATTCTTTTCTCCTTTGTACTTTAATCTTACTCATTAGACAAGTAGAATTTTGTTGACAATATCTTTTATCAAATTCATAATCATCTTGATATTTTAAATTTATTACATCATAAGGACACTGGATTATTTTGCCTCCAATAAAGTAATTAGCAAATTTACATTTATTATGTGGAAGCGATAATGTACTTTCAAAAACGCCACGTTTGCTTATATGGATTTCCATATCGCCGTTGTAAACTTCTAAAAATTTATGTACTAAATTTTTATAATCTAATACAGGTAATACTAGTTTATTGCCAGAACAATCAAAAAATTCTTGATTATTATTTTTTAATTCTTGCATATTAAAAATAAAGAAAACCCTACAACCATAATTTTCTAAAACATTAGCAGAGTTATATAAATCAGAAAGAGTTGTTTCGGTAGTTGTCATAAAATTAGCATCTATTTTATTTATTGGGAAATTAGATTTAATTAAATTATCAACACATTTTTTAGTTGTTTTAAAGCTATCTAATGAAACTCGTAATTTAGCACCATGAAAATATTCTATTGGATAGTTATTACCAAGTAATGTTCCATTAGTATAAATCGTAGTTTTTAAGTTATTGAGTTTATTGTATTCACACATTAAATGCAAGCTATTATGTAATAGAGGTTCACCACCTAATATATTTATTTGTTTTACTCCTTTATTCATAGCAGTTTTAATAGCAGAGCAATATTCTTCCATAGAAATGTATGCTTTAGAATCTTTTTTCATAACTTCTCTAGCAAAACACCCATCACATTTTAAATTACAAACATTAGTTATAAATATTTGTAATGTATTACGTTTTGATAATGGTAATTCTTTGTATTTATACCATGGAAATTTCATTTTTCTTCCTTTCTTTTATAATGAATTATTAAACCAATCCAAAAGAAATTCATTAATACTATATTCAAACCACCAAATCATAATTCACCCATCAATTTCTTGTGTATTTTGTTTGCTATAAGTATATAATTTGATAATAGATCAGTAACTAAGCCTTTAATTAAAATCGTACTGAATGAAACTAATTCTGATTCATTTGTAAATTCTATAAATTGTGATTTAAATTCAGTGTTAGTAATTATTTCAGTAGTTTCCCAAAGATCTTCATTATCTATTCTCAGTTTAATAATTTTATTTTCGCACCAGATTATTTCAAGTTTTATTGACATTTTTCTTATGCTTTCTTTTAATATATCCAGCACATCTACCTTTTGAATTTATAGCTATTAAACTAGGCATTGTACATCTTTTATTATAATTGGCTACACAATTAGTCATACCACAATCTACACTTATAGTTTCAAAATCCCAATCTCTGCTTCCAGGATATAGGCCTCTTTTTGAAG